GCTCAAAAGCTTTTTCTTATTTCAGCGTCATAACAAAAAATTGGTTTATACATCAAGTAAAGAAGCGCGGCAAAAAGAATCGACTGGAAGTAGACATTAATGAGATGCCAAGAGAGCAAGAATTAAAGCATGTATCTATAGAAAATCCATATCAAGAAAATCGAGAGCATGATGAATTTTTTATATTTTTAAGACAAGAGATAGACTCTTGGGAACACAAAAATATGAAAGAAAATGAAGAAAAGGTTCTAAATGCAGTTAAAATATTGTTTGAAAGCTCTTCTGATATAGAAATTTTCAATAAGAAAGCTATTTACCTATATCTAAGAGAGATAACTGGCTTGAATACAAAGCAGGTTGTTAACAACCTAAATAAAATGAGAGTCAAATACAAAGTTTTTAAAAAGAAGTGGGAGATGGGAGACTTATGAAAAACCTCGATCATTATCTAAAAGATGCTATAGATAATATAAAAGAAGATCGTGAAGTTACACGAGAACTTCTAGATGATGTCATGAGGTACCTCTCAAAGTCAGAAGAACACCATCGTTCAGTTGGTCCTGTGGCTGCAAAATATGTTGAAACGTTACAGCGCTCAAACGAACAGTTAGTTAAGGTCTCTACGATTATCCAAAAACAACAACAAGGAGAGACTGGATTGTCAGATGATGACAAAGCAGATATCTTTGACATGCTTCAGGGAAAAGACGCGGATGAGCAACAGTAGCTGGAAACCAAATATTTTTGAGCTGAATCCTCACTCAAAAGATTCTATGGGCGAATATGATAGAGCCGCTGATGCTGATGGGATAGATCCGCTATATAAGGTTAGGGTTGCTATTAATGGATTTTATGAAGAAAAAAATAAATTAAAAAAAGAATCATCATGGAAAGCTATATGCTTACATTCTCATGTTCAATATTTTGATGATTTAAAGTCATATTCATTGGCTTCTGTTTTTAATAAAGAAGATGTGGGGGTAATTGTCGTTATAGCTAGAATTCCTGAACTTGATTCTATTATTCCATTTCCAGACATAGCTGGAGAATCACAGAACTTATCGGATCTATCAGCCAAACACCTCACCATGCACAGAAAATTTACAAAAAGAATTGAAAGCCAAAAAGACATATCAACAATACCTTCTCCTGGTGACATCATTGAGGTCGACTTCGAGGGCGGTTCGCATTTAACTGGGATTCCAATTTATTTGGGTATTTATGAAAGAGGTATCGGGATTATCCCAGATGGAAACAGCAGTGTTGATTCTGGAAAAGATGCTTTCTCTAGCAACGGCAACGTCAATACATTAGATGGAGTATCTTAAGAATGGGCCTGACAAACAAAAGCAAACCTTCAGTAGACAGAAGAGAGACAGACGAGCAGAAAGCTGCATTAGAAGCTTCTGAATTTGGTTCTGGAATAGGTCTTAATAATGATCCTAGCTTTGAAAACCTTGTTGTCTTTGATCAAGCTCGCCGTGAAAAAGTACTTTCAAATGACGATTCTTATATTGTCCTTGGCGGAGACAGGATAGCCAGTAAAGCCAGTGGTTATGGTGGTAAAGGTCACACCGGCGCACACATGATCGATTTAGTGGTTGGTAGAAATGATAGCTTAAAGGGTAATCCTGTATTCGCCCATGACGCTGCAAGGGTATATATTTCTCAAAAAACTGATGTTGATCGATCTTTTGGGTTGGTCGCGGGTACAGTAAAAAATCCAAAAGCTCGCTCTTCTGTAGCAATTAAAGCAGATGGAGTTAGGATCGTAGCTCGCGAGGGAATTAAGCTTGTAACTATGGGAAAGGGTACTTTGAATTCTCACGGAAATAAGCTTCAGACTTATACTGGTATTGATCTGATCGCGGGAAATGATGATAGTGAAATGGAGCCGATTGCCCTTGCCGATACGACGGCTGAAGCAATGATGGCCATAATAGAATTAATAGAAAATCTCAGCAACATGTGTGAAAGCTTTTGGACTGAACAAGTTAAGTATAATATTCAGATAGCGTCCCATGTGCATGTGGCGCCCTTTGGTCCAACAACACCAGCGCCAAATCTTGTGACAACCGGAATACAGGCCACAATAAAGGATGTTGCAAAATCGGTGGCCCCAATGTATCTTCATCGGGTAAACTGCACACAAACTAAAGTTAATTACTGCAAGCCATACGCACAAAAATTTATTGGAAGCAGATATAATTACAGCAACTAGGTATAAAAATGGCATTTGATAATCTTAGAAATGTAGAACCATTCATAAAATTAGTAAAAAATCTACTTCAAGAAATTGAAGGTATAGCTCTTCATGATGAACATAATGTTTCGGTTGCTAACGAAGAGTTGCCAATTAATGATGTGACGGAAGATGGAACACCCTATACGGCTTTAATTCCGGCGGCTACTAATCTCTGGACAGCGGAAGCACAAGGAGGCATTCCAGAAGTCTGGGCCTCTAAAAATGAATACTTTTTTTCATTGGTTTCTGAGCATGAGATACCATATCCATATCATACAGTAGCTGCCGAAAACGCCGGCGCGTTAGCTACGGGATTTTCTCTTTCTGGCGAGACAATATGTGATGCGCCAGAGGGAACATTGCCTATCGGAGAAAGAGCAAGACCATGGCTGGATGTCGGAAAGATAAAAAATGAAATGGATGCTAGCTCACCCTCCGGCGAATCAGGCGTTGCTCTAAATAAAAATGATGCCGCGGCAAGAATAGAGTTTTTGAGTCAAATATTGAAAATGTGTATCCTTTTACACGAAGGAGACTTCGATCAAGAAAATGCATACATGTTTCCAGCAAACCAAGATTTTAACAATAACGACATAAACACTAGTCCTTCAAAAGTAAGTAATAAAGTTTCACAATATTATTCAGGAGATCCAGCGGAGCTTCAAGGTATTGGCGTTGCAGCAACTGGTTTTTTAAGCAGTCATGGTAATGCAAGATTTAAATTTACTTCCCAACATAAAGACGGGCATCAAAAAGAATTAAATATAGATTCTTTTGCCGGATATCCTTCCCTGTTCGGCAGTGCACAACTTATATATGACCAGTTAACAACAGTTAATGACAACCTAGGTAAGTGGTCTCCAAAAACAGTTTACAATAGTTTAGATGAGCATGCCGGCCCAAATGTGGTTGATGTAGGTAGTCACCCTTCTTCTCTTAATCCTATCGATAGGGGATTTTCTGCGATAGGGACATACGGCCCAGATGCAGCGCTCGCACACATTAGGGAAATAAGTATAGATCATGCAGAAGAATATGCAGATATAGGAGTTTATAGTTCTGTAGTGTTGGCAGCATTAGAGGCAGCCCCCATTTTTAAGGGTCTGGATCTCGAAGATTTTGATACTACAGGCTATGAGATTGGCGAATCCAAAGCAATCATAACTCCTGGCTTGAGATGGAATGAATGGGAATGTGTAGCAAGTCTAGAAGGGTTTTTATTTTGGTCAAAAGAGTTAATAGAGCTTTTGACAACATATTACTCTGAATTCGCTCCAGCCCTTAAGGGACTGCCAGTTTTCTATGGCGGCCAAAGTTCGATAATTTATCCAAAACAAGATAGCCCAGTCGACACTCAAGAACAGATTGAGCTCGAATCAATTCTCGCTGGATACGATGATATTTCTATATTCGATATTCAAACTATGAGCGAAGAAGTGTTTAGGGACACCCTCAAAGTTACAGAAGATGTTAAAAGGTGGTGGTGTGATCTTTTAAGCATGACAGGCGTAGTGGAATTAGATTGCACAACGCTCACGGCAGAAGACCTTGCGCCAGAGTCCGCATTTTCCGCTGACATAGCAAAATGTGATCCAGAGCTAGAAGCCGCCGCAGAAGAGGAGTGTGCCACTTGCATACCAGATCCTAACGCTTTCGTTGTCGACTGGACTACGCTAAATGATGGTGCTTATTTTTTAAATGAGAAAACTTGTGAATATTCTGTTGTAGTAAGGACTAGCGAAGAAAATCCATATAATAGTATAGGTGATTTATACTTGGCAGATGAAGTGGTAATCGGCGCACAAAGATTATTAAATGCATACATGAAGGCAGATACTCTAACATACACTGACTCCAATGGCAATGTATTTGAAGAATCCACAAGTAATGTGATATTTTCAGATGCACTAATTCAGTCTTATTTGGGTTTCTCTATCAAGTCAGAAGAGTTTCCTCATATACCTTCTGGTGGAATTTATGCCTCTACATCCCCCCTTATAAAAGGAAGAGTTTTAGTAGTTATACCCGCAATTTTATTTAATAAAATACCACAAAACTTGGATTCTGTAAGGTCAATTGAGCCTCCGAAAACTGGCGCGGTTGTAAGGTTATTCACTAAAGATATAAACTTTATGGTTAAACAAATTGCCGGCGCCATGAGGTATTATGCAATAAATTATGCTTCATGGGTATTGTTGGAAAGGCAAGACTCTGGAGAAGACTATGGAGAGTTAAATTTAAATGTTCAGGCAGAAAATCTTGAATTATTTGCAAAAGATATTGAGATATACTTACAAAGCTTTGGGTATACCTTTAGAAGGGCAGAATATTTAGAAATTGGTTTTAACGAAAATTTAGATCAAATAGAATACATGTTGGTTAATGAGCCAGGCTGCCCACCTTTGCCGTTGATGGTCGACAGGCTGTCAGATGCAGAAAATATACTATATTCTTTTAGTGGTCGATGGTTTAACAGGAGATCTTTGGCGTATATACAAAGAATTCCCGATATACATAACGATGTTTCTGCTCGCGAGCCTTTGTCGTGGAATGATTTTATTTTAAAATATACAGTGGATTTAAAAAATACAACTGAACTCAGTGAGGGCCTACCAGACAGCGCTCTTTATTGCTTGGCAGAGTCTCTTGTTGGTCCATTTGATGATTTATTAAAAGAAATATCTTTGGATGTTTTAGATCTGCCACAAGCATACGCTGACAAGATTAACAAAATGCTTTGCAGTGGCGACAAGTACGACCGTCCAGACATCGAAATGGGAGATTGGGCAGCAATGTCCGAGAGGGCAGCCCTGCTCGCTTCAGAAGAATTCTTCGCCGGCGATGCAATGGTTGATGATCTTCCACAGATTATAGCTGCGCTTGCCAGCGGAGGAGACGTTAAGGCTCTCTGGAAAGAGGTTTTTAACAAGTATGATTGGTGTGGGTGGCTAGCATTAATAGATATGTTGTTAGGCTGTTTACTTAAAGGAGTGCCGGCCGCAGATGGTATAGCGATAATGGTGGAAGCTGCCCTTCGGGCCCTTCCTGATGATGGACTACAGAGGCTATTTATAGGTCTAACACCAGAACAGCAGAATCAAATAGCAGCACAGGTTTCCGAGTCACTGGGGATAATTGCAGCCACTCCTCCATGGGAAAAAGAGTATGCAACTGGAACAAGCTACAGTACAGGTGGTACCAAAGAAAGTACCCCGACCATAACAGAAATATCAATCGAAAATGGTAAAAATCTTTGGAACCCCAATAATCAGCCAACTTCAGACTGGAACCCACAAGATACATCAGATGTCTATAATTATAGATCGACCCTCGATAGTGGTGATGAACATTACTTGTCCTCTATAGAAGGTCAGCAAGAAATGACATCTCTTTATCCATTTTTAGGGCCAGACCCTTTCGCACAATCAGGAATGGGAACGATTGCTACAGGCCTTCAAGATGTTGGCGAAGTAATAGTTAGTGCCTACAAGGATGCGATTCTAGGCACCATTGATACTGACGCGCTTTTGGGTCTATTAAATACACTACCAGGTGCTGAAATTCTTAGGACGACAATTTCTGCCGTAGACTGCGCAATACCTCCACTTTACGATCCGCCTTTGGATTCTTTTTTTAAAGATGTCGAAATGGATTTCTGCCGCGGCAACATATGTTTCGCTTCTTGTTTGCCGAAACTTCAAGGATTTAATATACCATCAAACTTGAAAGATATTTTGATGGAAGCGCTCCTTGAGGTGATCGAAAAACTAGTAGTTCAGGCTCTAATTAAGATAGTTTATACTATCATAAAAATGCTTCTGGATGCGCTCTGTAAGGCCCTTGGTGCCATTGGTGCCGCCGTTGAAGGCGCTATCACTGGAGATTTTCACGAGGCGTTTAAGGATGTATTCTGTAGTGAAGACATGTCCGATAAAGATATCGACGAGGCCGCAGTTGGCATGATTGCTGCCTTGAATGGTTGCGATCCAGAAATTTTGAGAGCAGTGGCTTCGGAGTTTGTATCTGATTTAACGCTAATTCTCACAGATCAAGAGCTTGTAGACCTTCTCAATGGAGATGCTGGTCCGACAACACTTGGCAAGATTGTGGAAATTGCAAAACTAATATATCCAGATACTTTTGGAACGTGTGATGGGTTCTCAAATGTAGAGGCTGCATCTCTAACGTTTTCCACTATTGGAAAAGTAGTTCCATCTAAATACAAAAATATAACACAGCCAACGTGTGGCCCGCTATTGCCGTCTCTGTGTGAACCTTCTGCTTTACAAGAGTGGGAAGATTTGCAATGCTCTTTGCTACAGGAAAATAAAAGTTTAAGTTTGGAACAATGCACTGAGCAGTTAGATAACTTAAGATCAAGAATAAAACAAGACATATCCCAGTTGGCTCGTGTTGCCCATGAGGGGTTCATTGACATACCGGATATTATATCTGATTCTGCTTATGGAGATCCTTGTGATGTAAGTAGTATTTTGCCATCTTCTGACCCTTCAACGAATGCGTTAATAGGTGAAATAACAAGCGGAATGTTTAAGACACTTAATTTACAACACACTCATGACATGACCAGCAACCAAGGTATTTTTAGTAGGGGTGGCATATTCAATATGATACTTAGCAATAAAAGGGGGAGAGGATTTGAGTCACATATGAAACAAGTTATGGACGAAAGAAAAAACCTTTTTCCGGAAAGAGTAGCTGGATATCTACAGGATTCTTATTTTAAAACGGGAGACATGATATCAGATTCTTTTTCCACCTCTGAAGAGGAATCAAACCGCCCAAGCGTTTGGGGAGTTGATTATCCTAGAAAATTTAGGGTGTGTGATGTTGATGTCTCTACAGAAAAGCTAGAAGAATACTCTTATTCAAGCCTGCAAAAACCTTTGTCTGCTTTACCGGGATATTTTGAGTATACTGGCTTCGGACAATCTGCGGAAATAGAGCAGGAGAACTTTTTAGAAGTATCAAAAAATCCAGATCTGACACTTAAATATGAAGACTACTTCGATGACGATAAAGATAGATACAAGTTTGATATGGAATATCACAACTTTCAAATAGTAGATGGAAAATCTGTGCTAAATGATTACTATAAGGTTAGAATTCATGAAACAGCTGAAACAACGGGTGACGGAGATTTCGGTTCTTGGGTAGGTATTTCTGGTGAGCAATTGATGGAGTCAGAGGTGGCTTCATTAATATCGGAAGCAGAACAAGGCACAATAAATCTTAATATAGATGAATACCTTTCTGATAAAAAATCCCCCAAGAATTCTATATATGCTAAATATATTATGGAAGTAATTTCTGAATTGGAAGGGGATAAATCTTCTACAAACTTAAATGACTTCTTTGATGGCTTTTATGGACAATACGATGAAATATTTGAAAAATATTTAAGGCTATTTTCAAGTCGACTTGCTGATGATTCGAATCCTGCATTTGCCCATGGATTCCCAACGAGCTACGATTTATCCGAGCTTGATGAAGATGAAGAATATGATCCGTCCGCCGACTTCCCAGTGCCAGCAAAAGTATATTTAGATCAGACTTATAAAAACATATATACTGGAGAAAGCCAACCAATCCCCCCAGAGTCATATGGCGGCACCGCGGATAATCCTGCTTGGTTTATAACCCCTCCTGTTTTGGGTGGTGTTGCTGGGGTTCTTCAAGCTTTCGTTCCTTCCGAAGTTGGTTGCAAGCCAAGAAGATCTCCTACATGTGATTTCGAACAGCTTTCAGAATTATTTGATGAATACTATGATAAATTAAAAGATGATCCAAGATTGCAGCAAAATCCATCATGTGCCTCCGAGCCTCCATGGAGCAAAATATTAGATCGTTCAGCGCAAGCGGGAACGGAAACACTCATAAGGGCAATTATCAGAATATATTCTGTTGAAGCTATTATATCTGGCTTGCCGTCCTTTGCAGTCTTCGAGGGGAAAGTTCCAGAAGTCTTTGATGAATCTTTGATAGATTACATAATTGACATGATAGAGGAAGGCTTGTTGGAACAAAAAACAGGTTTCTTCTTGAGAAACTTATTTACAGATCCTAACTCATTTTACTTTTCCTTTATGGAGCAAATAGTTCAAAGCTACGGCCGACGTGTTGATCTTGGGGAGATAGTGCCAAGCGAGGCAGAACAGCAAGCCGTTAATAGAATAAATCAATTGCAAGACAAATGGACTAAATCTATTGGACCAATGTTGGCAAAGAACGCTTGGCCCGGTTCTATGGCCGCAGGAATAATGGCGGCAGTGGCCAGTCCGTTTGGAGATTTGGCATCGGCAGCTGGAGCTTTGCTTGGCGAGAGTGTTGCTACCGCTGGGAAGCTAAAGGAGAAATGGTGGTATTCTTTTGTTGGCAACGATCAAGCCTTGGAAGACACAAGAATACTTATGCGTAGGTATGTAAAAGATGAACTTAGGTATATTTTAGAAGGACTAAAAGAAGATTTACGTCCACCAATTTCAGACTTACATAATGTATTTTTAGTTAATAGCGATTTCATGATAGGCTCCCTCGATTCAGGCGGGCCATTGGATGTGGCTAGTGTGGTTGACGGCATTGTTGATACTGAAAAGTTTGATGCTGCTGTTGGAGACTTTGCTGGAAATGGTGTCGACGATGTTCCGTTTGTTTTAGAGAGGTATGTGAAAATAATAGATAAGCCTTTGGAGACTATCGCGCAAGATTTTGGTGGCACTGGATTTGGAGCACTATCAGCAGATTCTATTTTATCACAGAATTTGTCCGATGCGCAAAAAAATATATTAGAAAGAAATGACATACCTGCGCTGCAAGACTTTATAAACTTTGATGATTTTAAAAATTATATTTTAGACAGTCCGGAAATATTCACAGAAGGTTCCAGTCTTTCAAATTACTTTGAAAGTTTAGAATTTGGGATAAGAATTTCTAAAATTTCTCACGCAATGACGGAGGAAGAAAAGACAGAGAATCCTGATGCAATTGACGAGTATTCAATGCTGCAAGACAAAATTAAAGGTGGAACTGCTGATGCGGTTCTTAAAAATAAAGCATTTAATCTTGGTAATCACATTTTAATTCCTATGTGTTGGACATCTAAAACTAGTGATAATTTGGAAAACAATTCTATAACAGATATAGCTAATAATTTAGATGGGTATTTTAACGCGGAGCTAGATTGTTTGGTTGCGGATCTAATAGAAAGCCCTAGATACAAATTGTTGTTCGATTATGCAATTTCAATGAAGAGAATGGTTTCCCTTCTTACTATTTATACTATGAAGTCATATATTCCTTCTGTTGGCTCGAAAGAGTATGATGATTGGAGTAAGGATGGCGGAAAATTTATCTGGTTTAACTCTGGATTTAAATATTGGGATCGTCAATCACACTTTGAAAGATCTAAAAGGCTATCTAGAAACATGTTTATGTCTTACTACAATTCGCAACAATTTGATTGGTCACCTGGAGATACGGGCAAAGATAAGTCAACTTTTGGTTTTGATATTAACATTGGTATCCCGTTCAACCTTTTCTGGTGGATATCCAGAATGCAAAGGTTCCAAGCCCTCGATTCAGAAGGGAATCCTTGTGCCCTGAAAGAAGAAGATTAAGGAGGTATAAAAAATGAAAGGAATTAGCGCAGCGCTTCCATTAAGTACCGATGGTGTTGATGGGCCCTATACTTTAAATAAAAACATTTTAGAGGTCGCCAGACAAAACTTAAAAGTTTTATTTTTTACTAATCCTGGAGAAAGAGTATTTAATTCTAAATTTGGGGTGGGATTGAGAAGAAATTTATTTGAAAATAATACTTTATCACTACAAACAAGCATTATATCTCGCATAAGAAGTCAGGTTGGCTCATACCTACCATATATCGATATACTTGAAATTAATATTATTTCTCCACTAACAAACCCCAATATGGATGAAAATTCTATATCATTAATTTTTACTTATTCAGTGAATACCACAAAAAATTCAGAAACTTTGTTTTTAGATTTGGGCGGTAAAGGTGGCCTATCAATAGCAGCTCCGCAACAATTACAAAATAAATTTGGTAATTTTATTTCTGGTGCTCCCAGCTCTGGTCGGACAGCCAATGGCGGTTTTGTACCTTGGGATCCAGGTAAATTTTCAGTAATAAATGTTCCTTATTAAAATTAAACAAAAAGAACTAATTATAAGTTATAAGGGACGGAAACAATTTAATGGCAAATAAAAAGACATCATTCAATTATACAAGTCGAGATTTTGATACCATCAAGACAGATTTGGTAAAGTATGCACAAAGATACTATCCGGATATTTATAAAGATTTTGGTGATGCATCTTTTGGTTCTCTTATGCTTGATTCTGTCGCCTATGTCGGAGATGTCTTATCTTTCTATTTGGATTACCAAGCGAACGAAAGCTTTCTAGAAACAGCTACAGAGTACGATAATGTACTGAAAATAGGCAATAACGTAGGCTATAATAATCCTGCCGATGGTACAGTAGGTTCTGTCGGAGAACTTGATCTTTTCGCAATCGTTCCAGCAAATGACACTGGTTTAGGTCCTGCCACCGAGTATATGCCTGTATTGGAAGCCGGCGCTGTTATTACTTCAAATGGGGGAACTTCTTTTACTTTAGAAGAGGATGCTCGCTTTGATTATTCTAAAAATCAAGTTGTTGTTGCTAAAGTAAATGATTCTACTGGTGTGCCAACTCACTATGCAATAAAAACTACAGGCACTGTAGTTTCTGGCATCATAAGAGAAGAAAGCATATCTGTTGGAAGTTTTGAAAAATTTAAAAAAGTAAAACTAGGAAGCAACGCCATTTCAGAAGTTATAAGTGTTTTTGATGATTCTGGAAATGAATATTTTCAAGTAGATTATCTGTCCCAGAATGTGCTATATAAAGATGTTGCTAACAGGGGTACCGATAAAGACAATGCTCCCTCAATACTAAAACCATTTATAGCATCTAGAAGATTCGTTATAGAAAAATCATCGAACTCAACGCATTTAGTTTTTGGATATGGCTCCGAGTCAGAACTAACATCTTCTTCCGTTGCAGACCCTTCTTCAATCGCCTTACAGAGGCATGCAAAAAAATATGTATCGGATGAGGCCATAGACCCTTCGAAGTTCTTATCTACTGATAAGTTTGGCATCGGCCCATCAGATACAACTCTGACAGTAAAATATAGAATTAATAATTCCAATACTGTAAATGTATCAACAAATTCTTTGGTAAATATTTCACAAAAAAATGTTTCTTTTGCTGACAGAACAGCATTAATAGATAGCAAGGCTTCCGAGGTTACTAATTCTATTGAAGTTAATAATCCTAATCCAATAGTTGGTTCGGTATCACTACCAGACACTACAGAACTAAAAAGAAGAATGATTGATTCTTTTGCGGCGCAAAACAGAGCAGTTACTGGACAGGACATAGAGTCTGCTGCGTACTCTATGTCTAACAAGTTTGGCTCCATAAAAAGGTGCAAGGTTGTCAGGGATTCAAGTTCTTTGAGAAGAAACCTAAATCTTTATGTATTATCAGAAGGTACTGACGGAAAACTTTCTACTGCATCTCAATCTTTAAAAGAAAATTTAAAAGTATGGCTAGGCAAGGGTCGCATGATTGGAGACACCATCGACATATTAGATGGTAAAATAGTTAATATTGGAATAGAGTTTACTATAGTAGCAGACTCATCGATGAACAATTATGAAGTTCTTAGTGACGCACTTTCAACCTTGAAAAATGAATTTTCTGTACCACTATATATGGGAGAACCTTTATATATAACTGACATATATAATATTCTTAATAAAAATGTGTCCGGAGTAGTTGATACAAAATCAGTTAAAGTTTCTTTAAAATCAGGCAACAGTTATTCGGGCGTATCTTTTGATTTAGAGTCCGCAACATCTGCTGATGGCCGATTCATAGAAGTGCCACAAAATGTTGCTTTAGAAGTTAAGTTTACAAACTCGGATATCAAAGGGATGGTTGAGTAATGGGCATTAAAAAATTTACTGCAATAGCAGACGCTACAATCACAAATGCTTTCAAGCCTGATTTGGCAACCAGAGGCACCGGCGCTAACACGGGGCTTGCAGATTCTTTGGAAGTATTTTCTATATATAATCAGGTAAGCGGAAACGTGTCTGGATCTTCACAAGAGTTATCTAGAGTGTTGCTTAAGTTTCCAGTTACGACGACGGACGACTCTACTAATTCAATACAGGCGCAAAGAACTGCTGGCAAGATACCAAGTAGTGGAAGTGTTAATTTTTTCCTCCGTCTTTATAATGTTAAACACCACGCTACTCTTCCAAGAAATGCAAAATATAATATTTTCGCTGTGTCATCTTCTTGGGAAGAAGGCACAGGAATTGACCTAGATACTTATGAAGATATCACCAGAGATGCAGAGGGCACAAACTGGATTTTTAAATCAAGTGGTTCAACTTGGCTTAGTCCCGGTGGCGACTACCACACTGGTACGTCGGGCTCTAACTATTTGAGCGCCGATACAAATAATATTGGTGTAATGTACAGTCAAACTTTGGAACTAGGTCCAGAAAATATTGAGATTGACATTTCTGAACTGGTTGAGCAATGGGTAGCAGGAATTAAAAATAATTATGGAGTAGGGGTTTTCCTTACTGGTACCCAAGAAGCATACTATTCTTCTTCTACCGGCGCAGACCTTCCTTCGTGGAATGGCGGCGTTAAGCATCACCCTACTGGTGCACTAAAGTCTTTCTTTACTAAAAAGTTTTCATCACGAAGTTCTGAATACTTTTTTGGCCGGCCAGTAATTGAGGCTCGATGGGACTCAACTGAAAAAGATGATAGAAATAATTTTTATTTTAGCAGTTCATTGGCCACATCAGCAGAAAATTTAAACACTCTTTATTTGTACAATTACTTCAGGGGCGCTCTCCGTAACATTCCTAGCATAGGAGAAGGAAATATATACGTTAGTGTATTTTCGGGATCTACGGAAAACACTGAACCAACAGGATCCGCCCTTGTTTTGGTAACAGATGGCACACATGTCACATCTGTTAACACTAGAGTGGTTACAGGCGGCTATGTATCTACGGGAGTATACACTGCTAGTTTTGCTTTGACAGCTGGAAGCACTCCAGTGTCTTCTGCTTTCGACGTATGGTTTAGTGGAAGCGGCGATATTGAGTCTCTTGGGTATACAGCGGAGGAAGGTGTGCAAATGCAAACTGGATCTTTTGCTCCAAAAAGTATAGAAAATACTAACATAGCTCCAGCAACAACATTTGCTAGCAATATAGTGAACTTGAGATCGATTTATTCCAGAAGAGAGGCAGCTCGATTTAGAGTATATACTCGTCAAAAAAATTGGAATCCATCAATATATTCAAAAGCAACGGTTGCAACCGAGCCTTATGTTATAGAAAGTGGGTCATATAGAGTGTATAGGGTCATTGATGACCTAGAGGTGATTCCACACGGAACAGGTAGCAATAGGCATACAGAAATGTCTTTTGACGCATCCGGAAGTTATTTTGATTTTGATATAGACATGTTACAAGCCGGCTATTCTTATGCAATAAAATTAGCTTTCTACAACGGCTCAGTGGGGGGATGGGTTGAACAACCGGAGACATTTAAATTTAGGGTAGAAGAATAATGGCAATTCGTGATTTATTTAAGGGCGACGTCGCCACTTCTAAAGCCGCGCCAACTAAAGCGGAAACAGTTGATAGTATATTTGGCGCCGAACAAGGCACAAATGTGGAATCTGCCGAAAATGTCGCAGAAAAGATAAAACAAAAAGATAGGTTTGTCCCTGATGTTGATTTTTCTACGGCCTCTAACTTTGCTAGGTTTGGATCGGCTGAAGAATATTACAGAAGCTCAATTAAAAGAGTTTATCAGCAATATCCATATGATGGCTCTGAAGCTGAAAAAAACAAATTTAGAAATCAATCAACTTTTTTAGATCTTTATGTATTAGATAAGTTGTATCCCTCTTCCACCGGTTACGCAGTTTTTGCTCCGTCTGGGTGGGGAGATCAGGGATCTACTGTTGGTGGTTGGGGCTCTCCATCCTCTAATGAGTTTATTGCTATCAAGGGTGGCCCACATACATCATCTGGGGGCTTGATTGGGGAAGACCTGTATAAAGCCTTTGATGAGCCTATAAACAGGACTAGTCCCAATTCTAACACATATGATGAATCAATATATGATTCTGCTGGTGTTTTGAGTGGCGACAGGGTTGGCTCTAACGAGTCTAATCTTAAATTTGATCTGTCCAAGGGAGTTTCTACGGAGTTTTGGCTCAAGAAAGGAGATTGGATAACCAGTCTGACCGAAAAAGAGGTCATATTTGATTTATGGAACGGAAAAGCCTCATCGAGCGCCGATTACGGCCGCTTATTAGTTTTTGTTTCTGGCACCGGCGTCGAGACACTTGGCGCAAATCCTTTCAGGGTTCACCTAGCTTCTGGTAGCGAATATTGGGACATGTCTTTTGGCGGCTCTACTCACACAACATCATCACTTTCAAATGCTTGGAAGCATGTTGCGTTTACATTCTTGTCAAGCTCTGAAGATTCAGAACTGCAAGCAAAATTTTATATAGATGGAGATCTTCAGTCTACAACTGGAACAACTCATATAGTTAATTTTGGAGAAATAACTGGTTCACTGATCGGTTATCTTGGAGCACTACAAACTACTCCTTCTGGAAATTTATATCACGGAAAGAGTATGACTGGCGACGGAAAGCTTTCCGGCTCTATCGATGAATTTAGATATTGGAAATCAAAAAGAACATCAGAAAATATTGGCCAAAATTGGTTTACTCAAGTCGGCGGTGGTACCAATGAAGATGTAGCAAATGCAGAGCTTGGCGTATACTTTAAGTTTAATGAAGGTATCGTAGGTGCGACCACTAGTGATTCTGTGGTTCTGGATTACTCTGGTAGGATCTCTAATGGAGACTGGACTGGATACTCTTCGGCATCAAGAAATACAGGCTCTGCTATTGTATCTGCTAGTGCAGCGGTAGAAGAATTTGAAGATCCAATAATATACTCTACTCACTCTGATGTTGATTCTTTGCTAACAAGAATGATAGCATCTGGCGCTGCTTGGGACAACCAAAACAATTCACGATTCGCTTACAATCTGCCTTCATATATTTTAGAAGAAGACGAAGAATCATCAAAAGATGTCTTATATTTGACTCAAATAATGTCAAGCTACCTAGATGATCTTCATTTACAAATTGATCAACTATCAAATATTTCTCACAATAATTATTTTTCAAGCGGCTCAAGGGGTCTTCCGTTTGTCGACAAGCTACTGACCTCTAAAGGTTTCGTGGCTCCAGATATGTTTGGCGATGCTGAAATACTAAACATTATTGGCAACAGAGACGAAGATCGTAATTTTGAGTTAGAATTATATGAAGTAAAAAATAAAATTTATCAAAATGTATATAACAACTTAAGTTATATTTTAAAATCAAAAGGTACCGAAAAGTCATTTAGGAACTTGATCCGCTGTTTTGGTGTCGATGAAGACCTAATAAAGATCAATCTATATTCTGATAATGGCACAACTACATTAAAGAATAATTATAGGTTAAAATCTACAAAGAAAAGATACGTTAATTTTAATACTCCCACCAATAATACGGCATCTGTATATCAGCAATCATCCAGCGCGGATTCGAACACCACAGATGTGACATACATATCAGGTTCAGATGAATTACAGTATTTGGCGAACACAGCTGAAATTGAAGTAGTATTTCCCAAGCAGTTCCCGACAGATCATAATGCTTATGTTGGTACATCTTTTCAGAGTTCTTCAATCTTCGGACACCACACGGCCTCAAACCAGCCAAATGCTTTTGAGTGGCCACCTTCTGGTGTTGATTTTAACTTTGAGTTGTATGCAATTAGACCAACTACCGACGATTCAGATGCATATTTTGTAATAAAAGACCGGGCCGGAAACTTTACATTATCAAGTAGTTTATACAATAATGTATATGAAGACGAAAGATGGAATTTTGCAGTTAGAGTTAAAAATGATAAGTTCCCTATAGGTGGGCTTGTTACTGGATCTTCCGGATCAGCCAGTGGACATAATGTTGTTACGCTGGAGTTCTATGGAGTTAATGTAGTATCTGATATTGTAAAAAATGAATTCCTTCTTACAGCGTCATCTCTTGATAAAAGATACTTGACCGGTCACCGCCGTTATTATGTGGGAGCAAATAGAACAAACTTCAGCGGCGCCGTAGTTCATAACTCGGACGTTAAGGTGTCTTCTTTGAGGCACTGGGGAAGCTATTTAGAAGATTCTGATATAAGGGAGCATGCAATAAATGCTGAATCTTATGGTGCACCAAATCCATATAAAAGCTCATACCAGCTTCAGGGAGTGTTGTCTTCCTCTAATGTACCGCAGATTGACACACTAGCTCTTAACTGGGATTATTCTGAAGTAACTTCTTCAAATGATAGTGGAGAGTTTACGGTAGAGGACTTCTCTTCCGGCTCCCTTACCGCCGGCAGGAGATATCCTGGAACCTTTGGCGCCATCGTTGGAAACTTATATTCTGGCCGAGGGATAGGTTTTGTGCCAAGCAGCACATCTTCAGTCAGCACAGAATATATTTCTAATGCAAAACATCAATTGCCAGAATCTATAAGCGGCGAAGATATGATTAGTGTGTTGCAGAATGATGATGTAACATTTGGAAAAGATGGTCGACCAGTCGATCACTATATAACGTTTGAAAAAAGCCTATATCAGACAATATCAGAAGAAATGATGAACATGTTTGGATCAATCGTAGAGTTTAATAATTTGATAGGCAATCCTGTTAACAGATATAGGCAGGATTATAAAGAGTTAGGAAAGTTAAGGCAACTATTTTTTGAGCAAGTTCAAAACACGCCAGATGTAGATAAGTTTATTTCTTATTATATATGGTTAGACTCGGCAATGTCGCAGATGATTCAGCAGCTCATACCTTTATCCTCTAATGCGTCTGGTGACATTCTTAATGTAATAGAAAGTCATGTACTTGAAAGAAACAAATATCGTTCAAAATTCCCAATGCTCGAAAACAAAGAGTCGACTGAGGTAAGCATCAGGGGTCATCATGAGATGAACTATTCTTGGAAAAACGGCCACGCGCCACTTCCTGAAACTGCTGCTACTGCAACTTGGACATTTACGGATAAGCCAAACGAAGCCACCACGATAACGTTGACTGATGTACAAGGGACATCAGTTGTGTTCGAAGTTGATAATAACGGCGACGGCGGCGCAGGATCCAACACAGAGATGGATCCGGCTACTAACAATGCGGCAGGAATGTCAGCTATACTTATTAGCAAGGTAAATGCTTCGGCTCTTAAAATTACCGCAACAACTGGCGGAGGTTCAACAGGAGAAGTTCTCCTAACTCAAGATATCAAAGGAGAGGCTGGCAACACAACCATAGCACTTAGCAGTTATAGTAATTGGAACGCCAATACGTCAGCCACTTTCCCGACAAAATTCACAGGTGGTTCAACCCCTGAAAACGAGAATGCATTTTGGTGGAAAGAAAGAGCAGAAGTTACACACCTAGCGCTGTCTCAGAGCAGGCCTTTTGTTAATGATCGAAGAGAAGAGCTTAGGGAAGTTATTATTAGTAAAATTTCTGGAACGGCTCCAACCTTTAAGCACAATCCTGCATATAGTAGTTCGCTATATAACGTTCGAACAATGCCGGGATTATACAGTATATCTGGAGATGTGCAGAAACTATACACATCTGGAGACAACCCAAACCAAAATGATAAAAGACATTACTACAGAGAATTAATAAAGTTCAGTGAGACAACCGGCCTGATCCTTGAGAGCGTTGAGGATGAAGTTTACATAACTGATGATATAGATACGCCAAAAGCCTTGCAAAAAATTAGAAAAAGATTTAAAGCCGGCGGAGAGTTTAAGCAAAATCTTGCACCTTTTACAATAATGAGTTCTTCGACGCCATCTCGTGGCTATAATGCAAATCTATATAGTAATTTTAAATCAAATGTAGATATAACAAATAATCACTTGGACACTACATTTGGAAATGAAATTTCTATGCAGAGCCCATTCACAGAGAAGTTTGTAGGCGGCTCTTTCCATAGGCATGCCGACTTAAACCAATCTGCGTCTGCAAAAACATTAACTGGTCATGACGGCGGTTTAGATTCTACAGTGGAAAGAATAGAAGCATATGACATGACTCTTGCTTCTGATAAAATAACTATCGCCCATCGCGATGTTAACAAGCCAAGATCCTCATACTTCAGAGAGGAGGTCGCAAAAAGGCCAGTCAATATCAGAAACATTAAGTTGACAACAGGTTCGGGCCCGAATCCAGCAGTGACACAATATGTTTCAGGAACCCTACAGTCAACACTAGGAAACTTTAGTAATATTCATGAAGTAGTTCAAACTTCAGATCGTTCAACGAACAATAGTTCATATGTTAAGGCTGGCGGTTTTGGCAGTTCATCGGCTATATCTCATTTATTCTCTGACGTCGTTGACTTCGAAAAGCCAAGTAGACGTCGCACTGGCCATGTCTTTGTTGAAAGATTTTCAGCACCAGGAGGCCCAGAGACAGCGGGAGACAACCTAGGCGGCGCCGGATTAGACTTTGAATCTGCACAATTTTCTCCATATAATGATATGAATACTCGGAACAGCACAGTCCGTACAGCACTTAAAACTTTGCTACAAGAAAAAGCAGAACAGTTTGGAATAAGATCTGGCTCGTCAGTAAGAGGGGTAGACTATAATACGCTACCAAGTTATCATGACGTTAATAGAAATGCCATAACGAGATGGGTGTACATCAATCCAACTGATACGGCAGCTACAGCATCATCTTTCGACAACTACTATGTTCAGCATGAAATTCCAAGAAGCGATCTTCAATATTCTTGGATAACATCTTCTTATTTGTCCACACATGTTTTTGATCATGCACCGGCCGATGGTAAAATTTCAAGCTCTGCTGTTACATCTCTGGGAGCACCAGTGGGCGTCGTTCCGGCAATTACATTTACAAGCGCCAGTAGCATAAACACTGCCAGCTTTATAGTTGACTTTGTTGGTCTCAATACTCTGATCCACGAGCCCTTTACTTCCTCTACGGGAAGGAGGGGGTATCCAACCTCTCAAGCGCTGAATTCTTATAGAAATACTACGCTTCATTTTCCTCCCACTGGAGGCCTCAGAATCGGCTCTCATAGTCCTGTAGCTACAGATGGAAATGAAGTATTAAATGCGTTATTGCTGCACCGAAACGGACCCTACAGTTATCCATCGTGGAAACAGTTAAGGAACGATGAGAACCCAATTGTGAGATACTGGAAAAAGAATAGCACAATAGCGCTAAATCCAGATGGAGAAGAGACAAACATTACTGTTGTTGCGTCAAGTGCGGCAGGAGATGGATATACTATAGTCACTAAAGATAAATATGGTGGGTTGCGTACCTTTACGGAACCAGCCGTTATGTCTAGAAACCATCCATTAACAATAAACCTAGGAATAAAAAATGGCTCTTCTGACGTCGCCACTAGTATAAAAAGCTCTTTCTCTAATGATTTAGATTACTTTGGAAACAATTCACTAAATAACGCGTTAGCATTGCCAGAAACTCAAGCGACGTCTTATGATTCGATCAAAAGCCTATACCTAGAAGGGGGCCTAGCGAACGCAGCGTCTCCCGTTAATACATTTATAAATTTAACTTATACGCAAAATGTCTGGCCAAAACCAGAACATGCATTCCAGAACAGAACAAGAGAGAGAAATAATTATGAAAACAATTTCTGGCGCAAAGTCCGTACAGACAGAGACTCTTTAGGTGATAGAAAATATGTTTCAAATGGCGCCTTAAGTGGTGCTTATAGTGCTTGGGCAATGGATGCAGACAATGACTTCTCAACAGATATAACGGGAACGACAGCAGGAATATTGCAGAACAATAAAACACACATGTTCCAGAAAGATGTCAATGGCTCAACCACCGCCGCATCTGCAACTGAAATAACGGCTTCTATACTTTTCCACAGGAAGCATGGTTTGGCATCCACGGGTTCAGTGAGAAAGCTAGCAGGACTTCAAGTGGTGGAGACTGGCTCAACAAATCTTGCAACAGCAACAGAGCCTCTTGGCGATATACAACTTGGTGGCGGAAATGCTGTATGGGAAGTTGATTCCGGAGCCGGCTTCTATAGCGATGACGGAACTTTCAATCTTTCCCCCTCTTCACCTTGGTATGACGACTACTCGGAATTCTCTGATGACTTGAGGGCAAGCAATAAGGATATGTCAATAATACCAGAATTTAGAATAAGTGAGCACATAAAAAAATATATGAATGTTCATAATGGAAACTTCTTGGCAGATAATGAGTCTTCCTTATCAATATTCGGATCTCCGTCTGGCTCTTCTCTTCCGCAGAATAGTTCTGAAACAGATTTTTATGATGTATACGCGAATTCAGATTTTATGAAACACTTTGCGACAATAAGAAAAGATCATGAAGGATTTGCCGATGCATCAGAAATAACATTAACGTGTGAAGCGTTAACTAAATTTGTTCCTTATGATGGCTTTTATCCTTCCGAACTTCTTGTCGACTTATACAATACATTCTCAAGTTCATATGGCAACTTTGTTCAATATGATGGCGCCACTTCCAACCTTGCAGCAGGCCTCAATGCAAAAATAAGACCATTTATTGCACCTATGTTCGCACCAGGAATATGGTGTAACACGATTAAATCAGGTATTGCAGTTGACTATCCGGTATATACAGGATCCTATGTCGTGCATAGTCCGCTATTAAGCCCATCAGGTAAGACAACTTATAAGTTGTTGTCGACATCATCTCTTCAGTCTCTGGATGGATTCGATCTTAGAGTTCCTTTCGATGCACTAGTCCAGCCAGAAAAATATTTAACAAATATGACTCTTGTTGATATGGAGGCAAGCTTTAGCTCTTCTGCTAATATAACTGCTTCGTGGACTGGTGAAGGTAGCATGCTTTATAAGATGCGAGCACACAATGCTTTGTCCTCTATGATTGAGTTTTTCTTGCAGGGAGAAGGCAACAAGGGAGACTTGACAACAATTAAGTCTTTGCCAGAAGATCAATTTCAGCCATTTGTCTCTGGCACAACTTATGCCATGAGGGTTAAGTTGAGAAAAAGCTACAATAAACCTAGACAGGAAGGCTCATCATTTACAAGAGGGTTTACTCTGCCACAGGATACAGCCGCAGATGTCAACGGTGGCCTAGAAGAAACAATTACCATTTGTAGTCGCCCATCTTCTTTTGGTCCACCCGTTGCCGGCCGTAAAAATATTTCATTCGCCTCTGGTACAACAAAGGCTAGCTACCCAAAAACACTCGATAGTTTAACAGGTATTAATCCAGCGTTTACTCCGCCCTATTACGATGGAGAATGTTGGTGCGATATTACATATACACACGCTAGCAGTACGCAGCCGACACTTAAAGATATACAGAGAGATGCTGATCTGACTCATTTCAGGTTTGATCCAGTTGTTTGGAATGGTGGCAGCAATTATCAGCCATACGGCAAAGCCAACATAAATCATTATGCAATGCAGCTTACGTCATCTGTGGATGTTTTGGGTCGAATAAGCGAAAAATCAGTCGAATATGATGCTTTGGGTAATCCAATCACAGTCAAAGATGACGAAACTCAAACTTCTGATGTTTGGGTAATCCAGCCCAAATTTGAAACACCAATATTGAATATTCAAGGTGCACCGATGACCATTCCAACAAATGGTTCGGCATCGGCAACTCGTAGTATCTGGAGTCAGTTTGGTAGAATTCCAACTGGTTCAGAGGGAATTTTCTTGGAAGTAGTGGATATCAATGAAAGCTGGCTAAATAATAGGGCAGACAAATTTGAAAACCAAGACTCAGGGTTTGCTGACAGCGATAGTTTTGGAGCCAGAGATTTCTCTAACCTATATACGCTTTATGGTTCAGGAAGCAAGGTAGAGTCTTTGTCTGATATGGTTGGCTTCCAGTCTCCTTCAAAAAATCTTGGCCAATTGGCAGACCTTAGAACAGTTAAAGAGGCTATCGTAGCGATACCGTTCTTGGAGGCCGATGGAAAAAGAAGCTTCTTTGATGT